ATGTCGAACTCACAGAACTCTCCCATCCCACCCGGAAGTGAAAAACATCACTACCACATTCTTGACGGATTGCGCGGGGTGGCCGCCATTGTCGTCGTGTGGTTCCATATCTTTGAAGCATACGCCACCAGCCATGTGGACCAAATCATCAACCACGGCTACCTGGCCGTTGACTTCTTCTTCATGCTGTCCGGGTTCGTCATCGGTTACGCCTACGACAACCGCTGGAAAACGATGACGACCGGGGAATTCATCAAGCGCCGCCTCATACGCCTGCAGCCCATGGTGGCGATCGGGGCGGTCATCGGCGCACTCATCTTTTATTTCCAGGGCTGTTCCGTATGGGATGTGTCCCAGGTCACGGTCATCTCCCTGCTGGTCGCCACCTTCGTCAATGTCCTGCTGATTCCGTCGCCTCCCGGTCTGGAAATCCGGGGACTGGGAGAGATGTACCCGCTCAACGGGCCAAGCTGGTCGCTATTCTTTGAATACATCGGCAACCTTCTCTATGCGCTGTTCATCCGGAAACTCTCCACGCGCTCCCTGGCGGCGCTGGTGATCCTGGCCGGATGCGGCCTGGCTTCCTTCAGCTTCTGGGGGCCCAATGGAGACATATGCTCCGGCTTCGCCATGACCGGCACGGAATGGACAGGCGGCTCCCTGCGCCTGCTGTACTCCTTCTCCGCCGGGCTGCTTCTGTTCCGCCTGTTCAAGCCCGTCAACATCAAGGGTTCCTTCTGGCTGTGCGGCATCTCCCTCGCCATCCTGCTGGCCATGCCCCGCCTGGGAGGAGAAGACGCTTTCTGGATGAACAGCCTCTATGAAACCGTGTGCTTCGCGGTCTTCTTCCCCCTTATCCTCCTCTTTGGCGCTTCCGGAAAAATCACTGATCCCTATACGGATAAAATATGCCGGTTCCTGGGCAGAATCTCCTACCCCCTGTACATGGTGCATTACCCGTTCATCTATCTGTATTATGCGTGGGTGAAAAACGGAGACCTCTCCTTCTCTGAATCCCTCCCCGGTGCCCTGGCCGTCGTCATCGGGAGCATCCTGCTGGCCTGGCTGTGCCTGAAATTCTACGATGAACCGGTCCGGAGCTTCCTGGCGAAGCATTTCCTGAAACGGAAAAATAACCGCAGCCTTGAGCCTTCATCTTCCGTACTCCAAAAAAAGACGGACGGCTAAAAGCCGCCCGTCTGAATGCGAACCAATGTTCCTGCTGTCGTTTGATTCGGACAGCCGCTTCAAGCGTTACTGTCCATCAGTCCAGAGCAGGCCATGACCGTTATTTACGCCTGCCTCACGCTTGGACAGTTTGCGTGATGACGACTTTTTCATAGGCTTTAACTCCGGCCGCCTCATGGTTGCCATCCGTCGCAAGGATGAGCGAGCCATTCCGCGTTTCTTCCGCAGCTCCGGCTGATACGGTCACGACAGCGCCGTTCTCCCAATGCTCCGCACCTGCGTCCAGCCAGTCGGGCTTTGAAACCAGCGTCCATGCAGAACCGGCGCCGGAATTCAGCGTCAACGAAGAGCTTCCCCCGGCAGAAGGCAGATCAATACCGGATAAAGGAGCATTCGAATTGCGCTCAACCCATTTGGAACGGGAATAGGGAAGCGGCTGCTTGCCGAGCCAGTCCCTCAGCTTGTTATCTTCCACGTGCGCTATGGCGGAATAAATTTCACTGTTACCATGAAACAGCAATTGAGCTTCAGTGATAGCGTAACCCTGTGAGGCCGGCGTAGCGGCGATAAGCTTCAGTTCTCCTGAGGGCGTCACGTAATACACGTCCAGATACTGGTGGCGGTAGGCATAAATGAGGCGTGCCATTTTAACATTGTAAAATTCCTCCGGCATATCCCATTCATAAACGCTCAGCACCCCCGGAGCCACGGCGGAATTCGAGAGCCTGGAATGATATTTCACCCGGAATTTGCGCAGAGCACTGTCGATTTGAAGACTGATATAAATGCCGGCGGCATTGCCTGTTTGCCGTATGGTATGGGCATAGGCATAATGATCTTCCGGAGGAGCGGTAAAATCCGCAAACGTGCATGAGCCCACCTCAAAAACGGCCCGTTCATCCGGAACAAAATTGATTTGTACGACAACCTTGTCCTTGCTCCACCATCCCCACGGGTTTCCGGTGCCTCCCACTTTTACCGGCCTTCCGTCGGCAGGCCTGGAGATATTGAACCCCATAGGCCCCTTCTGCTTAACCGTCGCGTTGAAGGCGCTTATCAGAGGTATGCAGGAACAAGCCGTCACCTTCGCGAGCATGCGCCCGGTTTCCAGTGCGTCCGATGTTACGGGGCCGTTCAGAACGACAGCCCCGTTGAATGTTTCCACGCCTGCGTGCGTGTTGTTGCCGGTGTAAGTGCCGGATGAGTCAGGAATAGCGGCGGCGGAATTCCAGGCCGTACGCTCTTCTTCCGTAAGATGCATCGTTGTATTCCCGGTATGTCCGGTTACTTCCTCCTGGGATGCCAGGGTGACTCCATTGAGAATATTAATAGTATTCATGGTTTTGTTTATTATTGTTACTTGTAATGAAGTGGCATGACGACTCTGCTGCCTTCATATCCATGATGGTAACTCCGAAAACATTCTCACTCGCGAAAAGCCTGCGGTCTTCCCGGATTTTGACAGCTTCAACGGTTAGGCGGCTTCTATGGTGTTTCCACAGGAGCCCTTTTTTCCAGCCGGGACAACAGGAATCTGATCCAGCCATCCCCTAGTTTAACGTGTCCTCCATTTTCCGAATACACAGCAATCATTGCTGCCACTTCAAAAAAATCCTGTATCTGTTGCAGAAAAATAGCATCCTGCATGAAGCGTCAACTTCCTCCAGGATATTTCTCCACCCTATCTTAAAACATTCATCGTCAATGATTTTCTAAATATACAACAGACAGCCTTGATTTTATTGACTGTAACATTCAGGTTTCAGCAGGCAGTAACGGTTTTGACGATAATTCCGGTTACTCGGGATAATAGGATACTATTAGAACGGCCCGCAATTGTTATTCTCTGAAAACAAAAAACTTCCTGAAATTAGGAAGTTAAAAATGGAGCGGATGATGGGTTTGTGATAAATTACAATCAGATATTTACGCCAATCTGTAACACTTTTGTAATGCCTGTATGACAAAAAAGATGCCTGCCGGGATGCTTCGATTTCAATAACCCTTCCGCGAATTGTCAAATCTACAACTGAATTGACACTCGGCAACTTGCAAAAGTCCTGTCCATGCCTCCTGATGGAGACATGCCAAATAATTACACCCTTCCCATCTCCGATCTTTATCAGGAGACTTACGACAACCAGTGGCAGGAGCAGATCCAGCAGGCTACTTCCCGCTTGGAACGCTTCTGCGTGATCAAGTCCGGCCTGACGGGCAAGCTTCAGGAGTTCAGCTTCGTGGGCACCACGGAATTGGACGAGAAGCAGGGGCGCATGCAGGACATTGTTCTGGATGAACTTGACTACTTCAAGCGCCGGATGCTTCCGGTGAGCTTCTCCAAGCACCTGGGCTACGATGAAGACGACGACATTTTCCTGCATGGTCTGGATGCCCCCGTCACCCAAACCATCAATGCCCTCAAGTATGCCGCGGCCCGCAAGATGGACGACGTACTGTTCGGCCTGAAAAAGCAGGGCGGCCTTTACGTTCCCTCCAAGGGCGGCATTTTCGGAACGGCGTTTGCCGGCAACGACGGCATGGACAAGCTGGAACTGCTGGCTGAAAATGTCGTGCCTGTCAACCACACCGGAAGCACGGCCAAGGAATGCCCGATGACGATTGAAAAGCTCAACCGGGGCATTACGCTCTTGCAGGAGAACGGTATCCTCGACGACGCTTCCAACGCCTACGGCGACCAGGTGTGCTGCGCCATCACTCCCCGCATGCGTGAAGCCCTGATCAATGACGAGCGCCTGCAGAAGACCGATTTCGGCTTTGCATCCCTTCGCAAGACCAACGGCGCCCTGGACCCCATCATGGGCATTCAGTTCGTCATTGCTCCCAATCTGCCGATTGACGAGGAAGGAAACATCATCTGCCCCATGTGGATGAAGAATTCCCTGTATTTCGGCTCCTGGAAGCAGAACAAGGTGACGGTGGAGAAGCGAACCGACAAGGAAGATACCATTCAGATCGGCCTCAAGACCATCATGGGGTCCACTCGCATGCGCGAAGAAGCCTTCCTGCAGATCAAGTGCAAGCCCCTTGTTTAAAACATTCAATCCTACATTAAATCATCATGGCAACGTATCAAACAACCATTGCTGAAAAACAGCTCGCCCTGGCGGACCGCATCGGTCTGCCAACAGTTCCGCAGCTTGCGGCCATCCATACCAGAGCCGGGGTCCATGTGGCTACGGCGGAATTCACGATGCCCGCATCCGTGGCGGCCGATGACCTGATCGCCATCTGCAATGTTCCCTGCGGCGCCCGCGTGCTCCCCCAGCTTTCCCACATTATTTCCGAAGGTGTGGGGACGCTGCAGCTGACCGTAGGCACGCAGGACATGGCGGATGCTTATTCCGCCTCCCTGACCGTAACCGCGGCCGGAACCTACCAGCTGACGAAGGGTTCCCTGGCGGTTTCCGGCAAGCCGATGGATTCCACGACGATGCTTTATGCGAAGGTGGGCGGCACGCCGGCAGTAACCGCCGGCAAGAAGCTTGTCTTTGCCATTGCCTACGGCATTCAGTAATTCTTCCTCGTTGGTTTGTCCATAGGGCCGTCCCTGCAAGGGGGCGGCCCTTTTTCGCTCTCCCCGGCAAAAAGTAGTGACACTCGGCAACTTGCGCCAGCTTTCACCCTCCATTTATATTGGAAGGCAAATGAAGAGGATTTCCTTCAACGGGGGCGAGGTTTCGCCTGGGATTGCCGCGCGTCCGGATTTGGATGTATATCATCGGGGGGCGTCGGTATTGGAGAATGTGGATGTCTCCCAAACGGGTGGAGTTTCCCGCCGGCACGGCATGAAGAGGGTGATGGCCGCGCTGGAAGGGTCCATGATGGTGTCCTACGTGTATTCCGCCAGTGATCGTTATCTTGTCGAGGTAAGTCCAGCCCTGCTCCGCGTCTTGTCCGTCGATGGCGATGTGGTGGCTTCCCTTCCTTCCGTTTGGACGGCGGCCGACATTGCATCTCTGCGGCACAAGCAGGTCAACAGCATGCTGTTTCTGGCTTGTCCCTCACACGAGCTCATGGTCCTCAAGCGGGATGACGACGGCACGTTTTCCCTGGCTCCCTATGAGTTTAAGGCCCGCCCCTGGCGGTATGAGGAGTACCGGGATTTCCCGGTTCGGCTGACGCTGGATGACGGATGCTACAGGATTTCTTTCGGTGATCATTCCGAGGATCCCGATGCCGTCACCAACGAAGGGGACGTGATGCGCATCCAGGTGACGGTGCCCCAGCAGACCGGGTACAGTACAGGGGCGGTCATCCGCCAGGGCTGGGTGATTGCCAAGGCTTTTACCACGGCCAGTGCCTTCACCGCCGGCAAGAAGCTGTGCGTGAATGAGGGGAGTTACTGGTCCTGGTGGACATGCGACAAGGATTTCAACGGGGCAACCCACTACGTGGACGGCCTCACCTCTCCGGCGGATTACCCGGACCATTTCCACAAGGGTGTCATTTGCCATTCCAACACGATTACCTGCAAGGGCGCGTGGAAGTTCTGGTGCAATAAAGAATGGTACGGAACCTACGCTATAGAGCGCCGCTATCCGGAAGAGGACTGGCAGCTGCTCGGTTCCTCCACTTCCAGGATTGGAGCGGCATCCAATTTACAGATTACCGGGGACGAGGCGGGCGAAGAATGCTACCTGCGCCTGATGCTCTATGAGTCCCAGCTTTCCAACGCTTCAGACCCCAGCCAGGGGTTCCCCGCTGACGCCTGCGGCAATAAGCTGGTGGTGGACGCCTACCGCAAGGACGTGGTGCTGCAGCTGCGTTCCGGCGCCCGTCCGGCCACCGTGCAGCGGTTCACGATTCCGGCAACTCCGACGCTGCGGCATTACCTGACAAGTACGGCATCCTCCATCAAGGCAAGCCGCGTGTGGGTGGATGATGTGGAGATGACGGGAGCTTCCGCCGTGCTGACGCTTGGCAAGGCCGGCATTGATGTGACGCCCAGGGGGATTCCTGCGGATGATCTCGCCGACGGGCAGACGGTCCGCTTTGGGTGGACGGAGCCACGCAAGACCGGGCGCATTGCCCTGGACGCCCGCGGGATGCGGACAGTTTATCTTCCTGCAGGGGCACGGTTTGACGTGAACCTGGGGGTGGACCTCTACAACCGGGGCCGCGGCGCAGTGGTAAGGCTGACGGCTTATTCCGCTGCGGATGTGCAGTACACGACGTTGTGGGAGAGCAAGACAGATGTCTACACCACCCCGGCAAGCGGGTTTTACACGCTGCGAATTGTCCTCAACAAGGACAGTACCCTGGAGGCTGCCGAGTGCCAGGCCGAGCTTGCCGGGGTGGCTTCCGGCGTCGTCAAGCCGGAGGTCCAGGAGGATGCGCCCGCTCCGGCCTCCGTGTCCACCTGCGACGTGCTGCGCTTTTCTCTGCCCCTGGAGCCTACCGCCAAGGCTCATTTTTCCAAGTCCGGGGTGCCCACCATCAAGGCGCTGGTGATGGATCAGGGCCGCTGGACGTTCCAAGGTTCTGTCCTCGTAGATGGAGATAACCTGGTCATCAAACCCAAGGGGCTGACGATGGACGATTTGGTCAAGGGCCAGTCTGTCCGCGTCGAGTGGGATGTGGCCGCCGAGAATTTTTCCATCGGAGCCAACCAGCAGACCGGCTCCCGATGGGTGACCCGGTTCCTTCCGGCAGGGACAGTTGTCAATTTGAAAGGGTACATCTGGATGTACGCCGGCCAGCGCAACGAGCAGGCCGCCATGGTCGGTAAGTATTTAAGTTGGACCCCCAACAGCGGTTCTCACAGCATTTCCACGCACACGACTCTTGCCGGTTCCTGGACGGTTCCGGAGGATGGGTTCTATTTGATCTACCTGCCTTTTGTCAATGCGTTTTCCAACGTTGTTCAGTGGCCGGCGGCTTCTGCGGCGATTCCTGCTTGTGTAGGACACTTGGAGGGAGAGGTAACGGACTTGACGGCCTCCGCGGAGTATTCCTTGTGGGACAATGTGTCCACGATTCCGGAGGGCGTCCCCCCGTCCGGGGAGTCCCTGATGTGGAGTTTTGCCGCGTTCCGGGACGTCTACGGGTTCCCTTCTCTGGTGGATGTGTTCCAGCAGCGCCTGGTGCTGGCCGCCACGCAGGCCCAGCCGCAGACGGTGTGGTTGAGCAAGACCGATGACCTCAATAATTTCGAGGTGGGCAAACAGGATGATTCCGCGCTGGCTTTGACGCTTTCCACAACGACGCAGAACCGGATTTGCTGGCTGATGGCACAGTCCAGCCGGCTATTGCTGGGGACGGCAGATGCCGAGTGGGCTGTTTCCGGCGGCCAGGGTGTGATGACTTCCACCAACGCGCGGGCGGATAATCACGGTTATGTGGGATCCTCCGACGTGCCGGCCCTGATGACAACCGACAAAGTTCTTTATATTGAGCGTGGTGGCGGCAGGGCCTATCAGTACGGGTACGATTACGAAAGCGACGGGTACGTTTCCCGCGACGTGACGGTGTTTGCCGATCATGTGCTGGCCCAGGGCGGCGGCGTTACTTCCGGAGATTTCATGAGAAAGCCCCATCCGCGCGCCGTGATGACCCTGGCGGACGGCACGATGGCTTTGATGACCTACAATTCCATGCACCAGGTCCACGCCTGGCACCGGCACAGGACCGAAGGCAGGATGTCCAACGCCGTGGTGCTGCCCAATGGAACCGGGGAGGATTTGCTGTTCGTGTTCGTAGAGCGTGAGGATGGCCGGTTTATTGAGGTGTTTGACCCGGACGGTCCATTCGTGGATGCAGGGCGCTGGGATTTCACATCTACCGTAGTGACGAATGCTCTGGATGTGGTGGAGTCCATGGGCAAGGACAGGCAGGCTGCTGCCGTGCGCGTGTTTTTTGCCTACGACACGGCCCCGTCAGGCATTGAGGTTTCCAATAATGGTTCCACCTGGGACCGGCTGGGCAAGACCAGGACGATGGAACGCGGATGGCATGAATTGCTTCCCGCTTCCCTGTGGAAGCGCGGCGTGCAGTTTGGCATCCGGGTTTCCGGGGACCGCCCCCTTGAGTTTTTAGCTATTGATACGCAATGACAGAGCCTGTTGAGACAAGACCTGACTGGAAGGAGCTGCTGGCCGACCGGTGGTGGAGGCTGAATCATCTTTACTGGATTGAGGACAAGGACGGGCAGATGGTGCGCTTCCGCCCGAACTGGGCCCAGGAGGAGCTTTTCAATAACCTCTGGTATCGCAATACTATCCTGAAGGTGCGCCAGCTGGGGATTTCCACGTTTTGCGCCATTTACATGCTGGACCTTTGCCTGTTCGGAAAGAACCAGCATTGCGGGATTATCGACAAGACGCTTCCGGATGGACAGGCAAAGCTGCGCAAGATCGCTTTCGCGTATGAGCATCTGGATTATTTGCCGGATAATCCGACGATGGAAGACCGGGCATTGGCTGCCTTGGGAAAGAAAATCAAGGAGAGCTGCCCGCTGGTGGAGAGCCGGACCCAGCGCATGGCCTGGTCTACGAACGGCTCCGTGGATGTGGGTACGAACCTGCGCGGTTCCACCCTCCAGTTCCTTCACATTTCCGAGTTTTCCTATACGGCCCTGCACGATCCGGCCCGGGCGAAGAAGATTCGGACAGGGGCTTTGAATGCCGTCGGGAAGAATAGCGTGGTGGTGATGGAGTCCACCCACGAGGGTGGCAAGGCTGGACTGGCCTACCAGTTGATGGAACAGGCCATGGAGGTGGTGGGCAAGCCTCTTTCCAGCCTGGATTTCAGGTTTTTCTTTTTCTCCTGGCTCCAGCATCGGGAGTATTCCCTGGACGGGGTGGAGCCGAGGCTGGACGATTTTTTGAGGGAGTATTTTGCCGATTTAAAGAAGCGCTACGGCATTGAGTTGACCGAGGGGCAGAAGGCTTGGTATGCCACCCAGTACAGGGCCAACGGGCCGGAGGTGAAGCAGGAGTTTCCGACGGTTCCGGAAGAAGCCCTTCAGACTTCCGTGGAGGGCGCCATTTACGGCAGGTGGATTTCCACCCTCCGGGCCGAGGGGAGGGTAGCCGCCGAGTTTGAAGCGGATGATGTGGCCCCGATTTATGCTTCCTGGGATTTGGGATTGAGCGATTTCATGGCTATTTGGCTCTGGCAGGTGATTGGCGGGAAGTATTACGTGCTGGATTACATTGCCGGGAATAACCAGGCGATTGATTATTACGTGGGGCAGATACGGATGAGGGAGAAGGAGTACGGCCCCATTACCCTGCACCTGCTTCCCCATGATGCGTCCAGGCGGGATTATTCCAAGACTTCCTTTGATGCCGTGCTGCAGAAGGCGGGGTTCCGCACGGCAATCGTGCCGCGTACGTCCGATATATGGACCGGGATTAACGCCCTGCGCAATATGCTGCGCTACTGCACGTTCCACGAGCGGTGCAGCCGGCGCCCGGAGATCGACGGGCAGAAGTATCCTTCCGGGATAGGTTCCCTGGAGTATTACCGCAGCCTGCCGCCGGGTTCCAACGGGTGCGTGAGGGAGATGCCGTTGCATGACGCCTGCTCCCACGGCGCGGATGCAGCCAGGACGTTTGCCGAAGCGGTGAGCCACGGGATGGTTTCCGGACATGCCGGGGTGGCGGAGAAGGTGAGGAGGCCGCATAAACGCCCTGATGCTCTGAGGGGAATGCTTTATTGAGAGAAGGGTTACTTCTTTCTGGTTCGAAATACGCTTTTAGGCAATCGCTCTGGTTTACAAAAGAAGCATTTACAGTATTTTCTGCTCGTGTAGTGCCTTACTCCAACCAAATCCGAACCAACACGATCTATTCTGGATAATAAAGGCTTTAGAAGAGCGTCTTCTCCAGTTTCTGCGTATCGTTTTAACGCATAAGCACACAAGTCAGCGATTTGCACCATACCTGTCAGGGTGCTGTCGACAAAGAGAGGTGTTTCTATGATATGATGAACTCCTGCCAGGAAGGTTCCTTTTTTATGGTAGGAATTCATGTTTTTCGTGTGTTGCTGAGCCACACTTGGGTTGTTGTCATGGATAATGAGTCCACGACGTTTACCCCTTCCGTCGTCCCTGTTTGAGATGCTTTTCAGGTATTTTTCTATACGAATAACTATTTGCTCAAATGACTGTGTTTTAGGAGTCAGGGCGGGCTTTCTCGGAGTGTATTCGTTTTTATCAATTATTTCAGCAAATATTCTGGCAGACGACCATTTCCCAACCATGCAGGATAATTCCTGAAGAAACCTCTGTCGCTCATAGTAAGTAAGGTGTATATAGGATTCCGTTTGAGAATAGTTCTTTTTATATTGCTTGTAGTCCTTTCCTTCAGATTTGCGTTTTTGAATGATTTTTTCACGCATAACTGTGACAGCTTCTCTTCTTTCTGCCGGTGTCATTTTCTCAAAATCCGCTATTTCCTCCTGCTCCTGGTAGTGGCGAACCATCCACCCGACATGGATCTCAGCTTCCGAAAGGCTGTAACTGGTCTTTAGTTGATTGATTTGCTTATCACATTTTGTCCATTTATCCACCGGAATGCCGATGGCAGCCAATACAAAATGATCGGAAACTCCCGGTATTTCCGGTGTTCCGGATTCATCAACGTAAAAGAGGAACATTGTTCTGAGAGATTTTTTAAGGACTGTAATTTTACAAAAAAAAAGCGACCAGGGTGGCCTGCCTAAGCAGGCGGCGAGTCGAACCGACTCTTCCCGGACGCACATTTATTTATACATACCAATTAGTTTTTGTCAACTATTCTACTCGGGTGTATGACGCGCGCATGAGATGCCTGTAAATCACCTCCGGCAAAAAGTAGTGACACTCGGCAACTTGAACGAAGTGCGCCCTCATGCGATTTTTGAGGGATGGACAAGCTGACGTTTTTTTCACAGTGCCTTTCCCTGCTGGGGGAACAGGAGTATGTGCTTGATTCTCCTGCGGCCAGAACGTGCGATTTGTGGTTTCCCTCCGTGATGATGGAGGCTGTGTCTTACGGGCCGTGGTCGTTTGCCACAAAGGAGTCCGTGCTGGAGTGCCCGGAGGGAAACGGACGGTTCCCCCTGCCGGAGGATTGCTTGAAGCTGCTGAATGTGGAGGCTAGGCATTGGCGCATGGCTGGCCGCACGGTGGTTTGCGAGGAATGCCCCTCCCGCCTGCAGGTGCGGTTTCTTTCCAACGATCTGGCCCTGGCGGAGATGCTGCCGGATAATGCCCCCTTGTTTGTGGAGGCGGTGAAGTGCCTGCTGGCCGCCAAGATGGCTACGACGGTGACGGGCAAGCCGCAGAATGTGGGCGTGTTCCTGGATTTGTACAGGCGCTACATTGCCGACGCCCTGCACCACGACGTGAGCCAGCGGGGAAGCAATGACCAGCATCCCCTGAAGGATATTTTAAAACGTTCCATTTTATAGGGTTATGGGAAGCATTGGTTCATACGCGACGAATAAGGGCAACGCGAAGAGCGCCCTGGCGCAGGGACGTGCGGCGAGGGATGCCGCTTACGTGAACGCAGCCAATACGGAGGCGGAGTCCGCTTCCGCCCTGAGACTGGCCGCCGAGAATATGGCTACGGCCAGGCGCAACCAGACGGCCGCCACGGCATCCGTGCGCGCCTCTCGCGGGGCGTCCGGCCTGACGACGGAGGGAAGCGGGCTGCAGGCGGAGCTTACGACCGCAGAGATTTTGGAGAAGCAGATTTCCGATATGTCCCTGGGGGCGGCTATCAATGACCAGAACAAGCGCCATGAGGCGGCCATGCAGCGCTGGGAGGGAGACGCCACGTTAGTGAGCGCGCAGAACCAGGCGGCGGCTTACAGGTCCGCGGCGAATGGAGCCCTGGTTTCCACGGGGATTCAGGCGGTGGGCGCGCTGGCCGGAGGCATTGGCGCCGGGCTGGGGGCGTTTGGTTCCACGACAGCCGCACAGGGGGCTTTTGCCGGGTTCAACCTGGGAGGGCTGGCCGGCAGCGTGTTTCCCGGTTCCACGGCAGACCCGCGCCTGGGCATGATGGAGCTGGGGTCTTGGGCGGCCAGTCCGGCCAAGAGTGATTTCAGTTTTTATAACTATACACAGAAGTGGAATCCTTACCGGAGCATGGGATTATGAATGCGTTTGATGCGACCGTGACCGCTTATGCGGAGGTGGGCCGGGATTTGTGGACGGATGTGCGGGATTGCGCTTCCATGGGGCTGGCTTTTGTTTCCCCGGATGAAGTGTGCCTGGCCCTGCCTGCCGACCAGCTGGGCGAGTTGAGTTTCCCTCCCGAAGAGGTGCCCCCGCTTCCGGAAGGGTGCCTGTTTGTGTGGTGGGCCGCCGGGAAGCCGCGGGAACTGGCCCGCCTGGCACAGCAGTTTGCCCGGAGAGGTTTTACGCATGTGGCCTGGCAGCGGTTTTTGCGCGGCCCCAAGGTGCATGTTTTTCCTATTGAACAGTTAATCAGTTACGCAAGATGAAAGAGATTCCATTGTACGGAGGGCCGTCCCTCCAGACGGCGAAGGCTAATCCCGGTACCGCCGCCCGTGCTGCCAACGGGGACCAGGGGCAGATGCTGGGCGCGTCCGTCCAGAAGGCCGAAGAAGCAGTCCAGGGGAGCGCCGAGGCGTTTGCCAGGATTTCCGATTTCGGGGAGATGCAGCGCCAGGAGGTGGAGCTGCGCCGCATCCGGGACGAGTCCGACGCAAAGTTTTCCAAGATGCTGGCTTATGCTCCTGGAACGGATGGGAGCGTTTTTGAGAAGGACGGTTCCATCCGCCAGGGGAAACTAGATGATTTGGCTTACGAGTTCGGACAGAAGATTGAAGGGCTGGGAGGGAGCTTCTTCCACCCGGAGAATGCTTTGAAGGCCGGAGCCACCAGGGATTCCGTGAAAGCGAGTCTGCCGGAGCGTTATTGGGGGCTGGCGGCCAAGCATCAGCTGGGCGTAGCCAGGCAGACTTTTGAGACGAGCTTGAAGCTGGCCGAGGAAAAGGGGGATTGGGGAGGATATGAGTCTTCCGTCATGGGAGCCGTGGAGTCCGGAGCAATTTCTCCCAATGAAGGGGAACTTCGATTGTTGAGGGGAAAGAAGAAGGAAACCCTTCAGGACTTTGGTAATCTATCCGCAACCAATCCGGACCTTGCCGCTGAAAAGATCAACCGCGGGGAGTTGGACGGCCTTTTTTCCGCCGCCGAGCAGGATGAGATGATGCGGTCTTTGCGGCGCCAGGACGACAGCAGGCTGACGGAGTTGATTGAGCAGATGGCTTCCAAGCCAAAGTCGCAGAGCACCAAACAGAATGCTGTTGATGTGATGATGTCGGGTCCCATGTACACCGATGAGGTTGGGTTTTTGGATGTTCTTTCCAGGGATGGCAATTTTGAAGCCTGTTCTCCTCAAATTGATTCCTTCATTTACAGGGTGGCAGATATGGTTCAAGCCGGCGAGGAAGGCGCAGCCTTTGCATCAAAAAAGGAAGATGTAATTCGCCTCTGCAAGAAGTACGGGAAATCCAGCGAGTTCAAGCAGGATGTGCTTAACCGCATGGATAAGCTTGCCAAGCGCAAGGAGGAATATCCGATGTTGAAGGTTTCCGAGCGCATGAAGGAGATGGAGGGAGCTCCATTGTTCCGTCAGGCGGATTACAATAACGCCATTGGCACCCTTGACGCCGAGGCGAAGAGTGCCTATCAACTTTATGCTGATTCCGCCAAAGGGTCCGACATGCCGAAGGACAGTGAAGACACGTGGACCAAAAAGTACAAGAAAGAGAAGATTGAGAACCTGCAAAAGAATCTTGCCGCCAAGACCGAGATTGCCGTGCGTGAACGGTTTGAGGCTTGGTATGAGGGAGAGAAGCAAGGAAGCGGGAAGGAGCCTTCCTATGTTTTGCAGGAGGACATGCTTCAGACTATTTTAAGAGAGACTACTGGTCGCAATGATTTGGTTGTTCCAAGCCGCGGGCGATTGCTGAATGAATACCAGCAAAATGTCAGCGAAAAATGGAGGGACTGGAACAAAGAGCGATTTAGCGCAGGCCCCAAGAAGTTGGCTGAAGCTGAGAAACAGGCTCTACAGCAAAAGGAGGTGTTGCGGAAGCCTGTTACATTCCCCGCCACGGTTTCCGTGGATACTGTGAATACAAATGCCCCCGCCGGTATTCTCCTTCCTGAAAGCATGAGAGGGCGATTTGGAGATGATCTTTCCGGTCTGGCCGCCCTAGTTCCCTCTTCCTCTTCTTCCCGCCGCGGGAAGCCGCTGCCTGTGGTGGGTTACACCAAGGAGAGTTCCCCGCAGTTGACCTTATCCGGTGCCAGTAAGCTGCGGATGACGTTTTCCTCCAAGATGGATGTGAATGTGACGATCTCCCCCGCAAGTCCTGAAATGAAGGAGTTTTTCAAGAGAGAGTATCTGGGATATGGCGACGGAGCGCCCCCTGATGATTACGGACTTCTTCCAGCGGAGACGGCTACCCCCGTTTCTTCCGTCTACACCAATGATGCAGGTACGACCAATTCACTTCTTCCTCCCCTTCAATAATTTACAATACTAACATTTAATATTTTATGGACTATTCGTCTTTTGCGGAAACTAATACTGACGCCACTGTGCAGATGCTTGAAACTCCGGAGGCAGCCATTGAAACCGCGACCGCTCTTCATCAGGAACCAGACAACAACCTTTTGAGTGGAAGCGACGTGATGGAAACTACTCCTTCCATATTTCCAGCTCCAGTAGATGCGCCCGAAACGGAATTCCGCCCACAGTTAACGGAGCTGGAAGCCCTGTACGAACAGGGGGCTACGATGATGTACGGCATGGCGGAGCGTGAAGAGAAACGCAGGAGGGAGAAGCAAGCACGGCTGATGGATGTACTGCGGGCCGGGGCCATGGATGAAGAGGGTAGAAAGAAAGCCACAGAGCTCTGGGGCCAAGACACTCTGAACCGCCTGGATTTGGCAAATGAACATGACCGAGCCTATATGCTTGGGAATCGTCTAATGGAGACTATCGGTGACGGCGATAGAGATATAGGGCATCAAATTTACAAGAACGCCAACAATTTGTGGGGGACAGGTGTTGTCACAGCAGACCAAATATGGAAGGATTTTCAGGGGAGGCATCAGAAGGACCTGGATGCCTATAATGAAAATCTGAGGTTGATACGGCAGGAACAGGAAGAGATTTCCCGCCGGATGGTGGATTGCGTTGCGGGGAAGGAAGGCAACTGGGATGCGTGCCCTGCTGATTTGCTGAAGTATGCCGAGAGGCCGCAGGAGGCCGCCGATTCTATCATGAGGGCGCGCCGGGCGTATGCTTTTGCCGAGAGACGAGGATTTGAGGATGTCTGGCGTTCCGACGCGCTGGACATGGCCGATCTGCTCACGGTGAATGTCAACGGGAACGAGGTGCTGGACCAGCAGGCGTTGAGGCTGCTGATGACCGCGGTTGACCGGAAGGTTCAGGAGAGCCAGACGGATAGCACAGCTTTCTGGCGCAATTTGTACGGGAGTTTTGCCGACACGGTGCGCGGCGCCGAAAGCCTGGGCATCAAGACGATTCAGGCCGTGCGTGATGTGCCGGGGATGGAGGGCGTGGAAAACCTGTATTCTGGGACGGTGGCGTCCGCGCTGGGCATGAAGGGGACGTTTGACGGACAAAGGCAGCTCTACGACCGTTACGAGCAAAGGCGCGGGGCACTGAACACGATGCAGGATGTCATGCACGAGTTCGGCCAGCGGATGCGCGGCACGAGTCCCGATGCGTCCTGGTACGTCAAGGCGATTAACGGAGCCGGAAATATTACCGGACAAAGCCTTTCCTACATGGCTCCCGGAGGCTGGGCCCTGGCCCTGGCCGGGGATATGGGGCACGCAGGCAACGCTGCCGCCCGCAACGGGGATTCCCTGGTGGACGTGACGATCAACGGCCTGCGAAACACGGTGGAGGAAAAAGGGTTCGGGGTGTTTTCCGTGTTCGGGCGCATGGGGGCCATCAACAAGCTGCTGACCAAAACAGGAACCGGCGCTCTGGCGAGGCTGGCCGCGAAGGTGCCGGGACGCACGTTTTTTGCAGGGACAAGAACCGGCAAGATGCTTTCCGCCCCGGCGTTTGCCTACGTGGAAGAGATGGGCGCGGAACCTCTGGCCGGGGAGGTGTTCGAGTGGACGGCCCGCAAGCTTTCCGGCCTGGTGGGCGCGGAGGTGAAGCCGAAGGATTTCGAGGTGGTGGGGCCCGTGTTGCAGGCGATGGGGGATGTGGAGCAGTCCGGCGGGTGCGCCTTGTTCGTGGCGGCCATGGCCGCCGGCCACGCCCCCAGGCTGAAACAGGAGGTGGCGGCGTTCGTGATGGATGCCCAGCGGGCCCAGCTGGCCGGTTATACGAAGAAGCACGCCGAGGAAATGGCGTCCTTTTCAACCATGGAGCACAAGGCCGCCCTGGCCCAGCGTTATTTCGAGTCTGATGTTTTAAAGGACCCCGAAGGAGCCGCCGAACGGGCGCGGAGGGCCGGCGCCGAGCTGGCGGAACGGCAGGAAGCCCGGCTGTACCAGATGTCCGGCGCCCTGGATAGGGTGCTGGAGAAGGCCAATATCGGCAGCATCCGCAAATTGGAAGGAACAGACAGGTACGAAGTGAGCCTGCGGGAAGGCGCCGAAGTAAACGGCGTGCAGATGGAGGAAGACAGGACCGTGGAGATGAGCGAGGAGCAGACGGGCGCCCTGGTTCAAGTAGTGCTGCAAGGAGCCTATCTGAATGGGGTTCGCTTGATGCAGGATGCCATGCTTGGGAATGCCGCCGTTTCGGAAGCCGGGAAGATGGATTTCATTGAAACGCTGGACATGCTGTCCGAGGAGGCGCCGGCGGAGTACCGGAAGGCAGCCGCCGAAACCGGCGGGATGACCGTTCCCGGGTTCATGGATGTGGCCGCCCGCGCCCAGGCGCGGATTGACGCGATTGTCCGGGAAGAGGGCGTGTCCGTCCAGGAAGCCCGAAGGAGGACGGATGCCGAGGTGATGGAGAAGGTGCAGCTTGGTTCCATTGCCGATTTGGCGGCGTCTTTCGAGAGGCGTCTTGATCAGGCGGTGCGGTCTGGAGAGATCACGAGGAGGCGGGCCGAAGAGATCAGGAGCGGCACGGCGGCGGCCAGCGCCGCCCACCGGTTCACGATGGCAGCCGACCCGGGAAGTTCTCTGCTGCTTTACGCGGGGGGCCACGCCCGGACGGCCAACGTGATGGAGGATGTGCAGGAATCCGCCCTGGTCCATTACATGAATCTGACCGGGAAGGATTGGCAGGATTTGTGGGAGCATTTGCAGGCGGCGGATGCCGTGCTGGGCCGGTATGGCGTGAGTCTGGGAACGTATGAAGGGCCGGCGCATGATGCCGGGGACGTGGTGGAGAGCTTTTCCAATTTGTCCCTGTCTTCCTCCCTGGCGGATATTGAGAATCTGCCCGTGCCCCAGTGGGTGAAGGATACCGCGGAGTTCGCCCTGAAGAATCTGGAGGATTCCGCCCGCATCATGCGCATGGGCGAGCAATGGAACGAGTTTGCCGCCACGGAAGAGGGAAGGCAATTCATGAAGGAGCACGGCGGCTTGGCAGAGGCGCTGCAAGCCGTGGGCGTGAGTACGGAGAACGTTTTCCGCCAGGCGCGGATGGATGCCGCCCAGAAGATGGATGTGGAGATGGTTCACGCGGACCTTGTTTCCGGGAGGGTTCCGGGGGATGCCACACTGACACTGGGGGAACTGGAGGCGCTGGAAGAGACGATGGCGCAGATGGACGCCGCGGAGGATGTGGAAGAGACTGCGGAGGATGAGGAAGGAGCGCCCCCCGTTGCCGGAAATCCGGCTTTCCCCGCTCCGCTGGTGGAGGATGCCGGCGGCGCCCTGGAAGGGGTGGGAGAAGAGGCCGAACACGACGAGGAGACCGGCGCGGAGTTCCGGGACCATGCGTTTGTGCGGGTGGCTCCGGACTGTGTGTTTGCCCAGGTGCGAGTGGATGCCTTGGCCCTGGCTCCGGACGTGGAGCAGTTCAAGCAGGGGGATCATAATGAACGCGGGGCCGTGAAGGGGCGCGAGCTCCAGGGAAGGTTCCGGGAAGATGCCCAGCCCGTTTCCGTGTGGCGGCGCAGGGATGGAGCCCTGCATGTGATTACCGGACGGCACCGGTTCGATCTGGCCGTGCGCGACGGGGTGGAGTTTATTCCGGCCTACGTGTATCAGGAAGACGAGGCGCATGACGCCACCTGGGCGAAGATGCACGACGTCGGGCAGAATATGCTGGACGGCCAGGCGTCCGCGCTGGAGGTGGCCTTTTTTGTCAGGAATTCCAATATGGGCCGGGACGAGATGGAGGCCCAGGGGTATTTGCGCCCCGGGTCCGCCAATGTGATGGGCTGGGATATTGCCACCCTGGCTGGGGATGAGGTGTTTACCCGCCTGAAGAACGGGGTGATTACGGATCATGAGGCGCACCGTATCTGCCGGCTGTCTGGAACGGAGGCGGGGCAGATGCTTGCCCTGCAGCTGCGCGAGAAGGGGAAGCCGTGGGATTACGTGGCAGCCTATGTGAAGGAGGCCGACCGGGTGGCTGCGGAGAAATCCCGGGAAGGTGAGGCATTTGATTTATTCGGCAATGATACGTCCTGGCAGGAAGATTGTGAAAAGGTGGCCCGCTTTACGGCCAGGGGGATTGCCCTGATTGCCGAACGCCTGTCCCTCCTGAAGAAGTCCAGGGGCATCAGCCGGCGCAAGGATTTGGCGGGCAAGATGGGCATCCGCCTGGAGACGGACGCCGATCTGAATGCGGCCATCCATGATTTGGAAGCGGCCAAGGGGGCGTGGCAGTCCCATGACCCGGCGCTGCGCCTTCATGACCGCGCCCTTGCCTGGGACGGTACGAGCGAGGTGAATCCGTTCGAGCATGTGCCCGTTTCCGGGGCGACTTTTTCCGTGGTCGCCATGGATAGCTCCGGAACTGTCCTGGAGCCGGAGACGTTCGTCACCCGGGAAGACGGAAGCCCTGATTGGTTTGTGATTCCTCGCCGCAAGGGGCAGCCCTCCATGCCGGTGCGGCTGCTGGTGGGTTCCGATGTCGGGGAGCATCGCGGCTACGGCCTGACGCATATTCTGGCTTCCCGCGGGTTTTCCTTCTGGAAGGACCGTTCCCCGGAACGCTATATCAGTTCCATTCTGGCGAATGTGAGCGAGCTTTACGAGGTGGCGCCCGGGCGTGAGCTGCTGGTCAAGGGAAGGCAGCCTTCTTCATGGATGCTGCTGCAACTGGACCGTCAAGACGGGTTTTATTCCATTGTTTCAGCTTATCCGGTGCGGCAGGGCAAGAAGCCGATGGGAAAGAAGCTCCCCCTTGCAGAGCGACAACCTGCAAACGCGAATAGCGGCACCGCGCGCCTAGGTCCAGGATCGGCAAGCAAGGCCGCTCTGCCGTCCCAATCCGCTGGCGGGGGAGATGGTTTTTCCTTACCACAAGGGGCGCGTGTTGTCAACGTGAATGAAGTGGAATGCCGGTTTGACGACGGCGCCATTGTTCCGGCAACGTTTTCCCTATCTCCGGAAGAAGAGGCAATCAGGCAGGAAGCTGTGGCTGCGGGTACGTTCCTGAAGGCTCCCAACGGGGAGGATACGAACCTGACGGAGGATCAGTGGCTTTCCGTGCGCACGGAGGCGTTTAAGCGTTGGTTTGGGGATTGGGAGCATGACCCGGAGCATGCTTCCAAGGTGGTGGACGAGAACGGGGAACCGAGGGTGGTGTATCACGGGACGCGGCATCAAGGCTTTACGGTGTTTGAGAAAAGCATGATGCGTTCAGGCGGCGCCAAGAAAAACAAGGGAAAGAATCTTTACGGAGACGGGTTTTATTTTGCCGCGGATTACTATACGGCACAGAGTTATGGAAGAAATATCCTCGAATGTTTCCTTAATATCAGGAATCCCGCTCCTAACGATTTGATGTTGGATGCGGAAAATGACGGCATCAGAGGCAGTGTGCCGGGTAGTGTCATTTTAATCGCTTTCGATTCTACACAAATCAAGTCTGCCACGGATAACCGAGGTACGTTTGACGGAGAAAACCCGGATATTACGTTTTCCATTCGAACCGAAGAACCGCCTAAGAATACAGGAATTGGGTATAAGGTTTTTTATCGGGGTAAGGATGGGAAACTCTATCCTCCAATGGTCGCCAATCCAGATGGAAAGGATACGCCTGTCGGTGTCTGGTTGGACGCCGACGAGGGAGTGCGCGCCGGTGTAAGCAAGACGGGACGACCCCGTGTGAAGGCTGGGGGAAAAGGCACACAGGGAGGAAGCGGCACTCTTGCCTATAGGCCGGGCTGGCATCTTGGGGAGATTCCCTATGCGCTGCAATTTAACCGCCGGAACCCACAGACGGGGGAGAGAGATTTGTTCCCCGCTGATTTTGTTTGGGCGGAAGTGGAGTATGCAGCGGATCACGATTACCAGCAGGAGGCCATGAGCCATGGTATCAATCCGTCTGGGAAGTTCCAACACTCTTTGGCGGGGCTCCCCCGTATTCCGAAGGACGGTTTCTACCGATACCGCACCAACCCGAATCCGCAGACCGACCCGTGGATTATTACAGGAGCCATGAAGGTGAGGCGCATACTTTCCAAAGTGGAAGTAGATGATCTTGTCCGAAAAGCAGGGAGGGAACCACAGAACATGGACCCGACGGCGAGTTTTTCCCTTGCTACAAGAGAAAGTATCTGGGTGACGCTGGAACAGGAAGCACAAAAGAACCGTCTGAATGTCCTGCGCAACCAGACGGCAAAGGCACTGGAAACATGGCGCCGGGTTTGCGCGGCCAACGATTTGAAGCAGGGGGACGGAGCAGAGGCGTTCGGGCGCGTCATGGCTGTGGTGGCGTCTATTTACAAGACGCTGCCGCAGGGATACAGGTTCGGTCTTTATCCCTACATGAGAGCCGCCGAGAATCTCGCCACCCGTCTGGAGGACGGCCAGGCATGGCTTTCCGAAGAGCTGAAGAAGGAGACGCTGATGGACGATACCAGCGAGCGCATGGATGCCGTGATCGACAAGCTGCTGGCCCGCACGCTGGAACAGGCGGACCGATATGCCATCGACCAGCTGCGGGCGGAGATGGTTGCCCGCATCAAGGCTGTGCAGCCGACGAAGAAGGCGAGCGGGAAGTTCAATAAGGGAAAGTTGAGTGCGGAGGATTACAGGCATTTGCACGGGATGGTTTCTATGATGAATACGGACCTGGAGGCGAAAGAGAAGCGGATGCTGGAACTGGAGGGCGTGCTTTCCAGCAACCAGTCCACCGACGAGGAGCGGGATGCCGCCGAGCTGGAGCTGAAGGATTGGCATACGTTCGGACATTTGTCCGGTATGGGGCTGGAGCAGACGCGCGCCTGTGTGCGTGCCCTTGCCCTGTTTATCACGACAGGACGGACGGCCTGGTCTGCCAGGCTGGACGAGGAGAGGCGCCGGACTAAGTTCAAGGCCGAGAAGATTGTGGAGGGGCTTGGACAGGCCACGCCCCAGGGAGGACGCAACGCGGAGGAGGATGCGAAGGCGTCCACGAAAACGAAGGTGGCCAAGTATCTCAAGTACGGCTTGCAGTCCTATTCCCAGATGTTGAATGGATGGAAGAGGATTCCCGCCCTGCGCGATCTGGCTCATGGCGAGGTTACTGCGATTGCCGAGGCGAATGTGGCGTTGAGGAATATGAAGCATGCGCGGGACCGGGAGGTGACAGCTCTGGTTAAGCGGTGTTTTGGCGTGCAGCGCACCAGGGATGTGGCAAAAGCTCTGTCCGATTTCAAGAAGACCGGGGATTCCGGCGTGGCGCTGAATCCGCTGGTGAAGGTGGAACGCACGGTGAAGATTGCCGAGGCCCGCGAGTGGGTAAGCCTGTCTTTTGAGGAGAGGGAGGAGCGGCGCAAGGCGATCAAGAAGGAGTACAATGACCGGGGGCTTTCCGATGACAAGGCGTCCGTACCGGAAGCTCTTATTCCGGAGATGCGCCGGCAGCTTGCCGAGTTGGATGAACTGGTGAAGGCCGGAGACGGACGGGCCAGGAGGCGGAAGAATATTACGGCGAAGGCGGATGTGGTGCGCCAGGGCAAGAAGGGAGAGACGTTGAAGGTTTCCCGCGCCCAGGCGATGTATGCCATTTTGCTTTACGAGCAGGCCGAGTACGTGGAGACGATGCGGAATGAAGGCATTGGAGAAGCGGAGGTGGCCCGCCTGCGCCAGTTTGTGGGCGCCGAAGGGCTGGCGTTCGGCTACGGATTGCGGGAGATGATGAACCGGCAGGGAAAACTGCTGGCCCGCGTGTACGAGGAGCGGGAGGGGGTTCCCTTCCCCGCGGTGGAGAATTATTTCCGGGCCGTGTTCCGGGCGGACCACAAGCTTGATACGAAGGCG